CCCTGCACCCAGGTTGTGGTCCAGGCCGTAGAATTGCAGCTGCCCGCGCTTGCCGATGCCGTCGGCATACGGGACCTCAGGCAGTCTCATCTTTCACCGCTCCTCTTGCTTCGTCCGGCGTATTGCCTTTTTCGCCCGCCGGGGCTTCCGTGCCGTCGCAGATCATCGCAATATTGCGAAGCGACTGCCGCACCGCCGCCACCACGTCCACCGCGTCGCCGCTGACGTTCAGTCTGCTGATGAACTTCATCGCCAGCGCCGCTTCCTGCTTGATCTTCTCATTCATGCTGATTCCTCCAATCGTTTCAGCCGTTCTTCCTGCTCGCGCACCTTCGCCCACAGGATCGGAATGAATTCGCTGTAGCGCAGAAAATAGGTCTCGCTGCCGTCCTTGCGCTTGGCCGCCGCCCAGCCCGCGAACTCCTGCGACGTGATCCCGCATTTCTGCATCGCCGCCTCTACCTCCTGCGCGATGAATCCCGTGTGGAAGCGTCCGCTCGTGCCGCTGTTCAGCTTGTAGCGCCTTGGCTCCACGAGGTCGAACATGCGCACGTACTTCTCCGGCAGCGCCTCGATGCTGTTCTTGATGTTCCTATCCGAGCCGTTCAGCTCGTTCGTGCTGCAATAGATCGCGTCCCAGACGAAATTCCGGCTGCCGAGATTATAGAGCGCGTCCGAGTTCGGGATGACATCTCCCTTGATCTGTACCTCGTTGGAATTGCCGTCCACCTCGATAGAGGCGTAGTACGTCCTCGTGCTCCGATCCCATACCGAGCCGATGAACACGCTGCCCACGTCGCCGCCGATCTCGATGGCATCTGAGTCCAGCTCGATCTTTGTATCCGCCGAGCTTGCATAGCTTGCATAGATGTATCCGCATTTGTTCCCGTCATCGTCCAGAATGCGGATCGACCCGCCTTGCAGGCGTTCCGCCGTCAGCGTGCCGTACACATTCACCGCGTCCACGTAGAGGTCGACCGATCCGGTGCTTGCCAGCACCGCGCCGTCGTACATGAGCTTGAAGATCGTCCCGCTCTCTCCGCTCGTTGCCGAGAGCGTGATCCCGTTAAGGCTCTGGTCGATGAGTGTCTGCGCTTCCGATGTCCCGATCTTCCCTCTCACCGTCGCGCGGATGCCGTTCACGTCCGCCGTCAGGTTCGTCACGCTGCCGTCAAGGCTCGAAATGCTCGCCTGCAATCCCGTCGCCGTCGCTTGCAGCTGCGTGATGTTCCCCTCGGCGTCGCCGATGCGCGCGGCAAGGCCGTCTGCCGTTACGCCCAGCTGCGTGATGCTGCCTTCGGCGTTTTTGATCTCCGCGTAGATCGGCTGCGTGATCGTCTTGACGAAGCCCTCGGCCGCCGTCTTGTTCATGTTGGAAAGGTCTAAGTTGTGCAGCGTGTAGCGCAGCTGCTCGACGAGCATGAAGAGGTAGTCCTGCATCGTCTCGATCTTGTCGCTCGCGCTCTCCTTCTGCGTGAACGACGGAAAGTTCGTGTCGATGTATAGCCAGTTGGAAGGCATTCCCTCCTTCCCTCCTTTCTTCCCGGGCGGGAGAGCGTTCGCGCCCTCCCGCCCTTTGCCTTACTTCATCGTCGCGAGCTTGCGGATCAGATCGCTGCCGTACCGGTAGGCCGCGAGATAGTCCATCGTCTTGTCCTCAAGCCCCGCGCGCTTTTGCAGCTGCGCGCGGTAATCGGGCGCCGTCAGCTTGCCGTGGAACTCACTTTCCCACTTGCCCGCATTTTCCTTACCCGACCAGTAGGCGGGGCACAGCTTGCCCGTCACGTCGAAGTGGCGGATCACGTTGCTATTCGGAATGTTGTACTTCTTCATCAGCTCGCGCGTCAGCGCAAGCGCACGCTCCACGGCACGCGCGTCCGGCGCGTAAACGCCGTCCTTCTTCGCGTCGCACAGCTCGATGCTGATGCTATTTGCGTTCAGGCAGCGCCCGTGCAGCGTCCCGCCGCCCGTCTGCGGACAGGACGGGTACTTCTTCCCGCCGACCGCCCACGCAATGTGCAAATCGTCCACGCTCTGGATGACCTCCTTCGCGTCAACGAAGTAGTGCGCACTGGTCTTCACGGCGTTGCTCGCGTAGTACTTCGCGTTGTTCATCGCCGTGTCGCCGTCGTTGCCCGTGTAATGAATGACGATGTAGCGGATGCCGCTCGCCGTGCGCGTGCCGCCGACGTTCCCCGCGTTCGCGGGATATTTGCGGATATTCATGCGCTTATTCTCCCTTCGCGCTGCCCGCGGCGTTCTGCGTGCCGAAGTAAAACGCGATGACCATGAGGTATACGGTGTTGAATTCCTGCGTCACCTTCGACTGTACTGTCAGCGCGCAGAAGGTCGCCGTCAGCGCGATCGTCACGAGCGACTTCACGCTCAAAAGGTTTGCAAATCTCTTGTTCAATAATTCGTTATTCATAGTGTCGTTTCGTCCTTTCTGAAAATCTTGATGCCCGCCACCACAACGAGCTCCGTCGTCCATGCCTTGAACCATCGTTCCGTCAGCACATCCGGCGGCGGCACGTCGAGCGCCGTCATGATAAGCGACGCCACGGTGTACCACGTCAGGCTGAAAATGGCGATGGATATGTACTTGTCCCGCTTTTTCATCTTGTCCCAGCGGGCTTTCAGCGCTTTCATGCCGCCACCCCGTTATCGAGGATGGAGTGAATTCCCCGCTCGGCCAAAAATTCTTTTTGCTTGTGCTTCACTTCGGCGGCGTAGTCCAGTGCGGCGTGCATGTCCCCGTTACAGTGCGCGTCGGGAATACGCTGCATCGCCTTCGCCGTCGCCTCACCCAGTGCGATAGCCGCCCAGCTGCCCTCGATGAGCTTGAGCATCAGCTGCTCCTGCATCTTCTGTTGCTCGGTGGCTTTCTCGCGCTCCTTCTTGTCGCGCCGACGGTCGCGGGCGGCGATGGCCTCGATGAGCGCCACCACCACCGCCGCTGCGGCGGAAATCAACGCCGCCGTCATGCGCTCACCGCCTTAAAATAATTCCCCACCAGCTCATGCGGCAAATACTGCAAGACGATCTTGCCGCCTGCCTGCTCGCCGATACGCTCGCAGAGGTACGTCTTGCCGTCCTCGCCGTCGAGGTAATACTTGCCGTACTCATATTCCATGCCGCGCGCTGCGGGGATGGGGTCGTCCTGCGTGCCTGCGTGGGCGGCGTCTACGACCGCCCAGAGGGCCGGGGTCTTGTCCGGCGTCCAGTCGGCTCGCGAGGTATGCGCCTGACGGCACTTATACACCTTGCCGCTGTAGCTTCTGCGTTCGCCCTCGTTGTACTTGACGGGGTATGCCCATGCTGTGATGAGTTCCGGCACGCTCGCCGCCTCGCCGTCGCTCAGGCTGACCGCTGCCTGCTCGATAATGGGGCGCAGCTTCACCGCGCGGGCATACGTGACCGGCTCACCCGCAAGGGCGGTGACGGTCGCTTTGGCGCTCTCGGTTTCCGTGGGCTTGCCCATCTTGATAGATACCGTGCCGTCGCGATGGTCGGTGATGGCCCCGCTCAGGCTGTACGCGCTGTTGTCCCACTCGTTGACGACCTCCTCGGTCTCGCCCGTGGGATTGCCGTCGTTGTCGAGCTTGTCCACCGTCTCGCGCTGGACGATGCTCCACGGCGTGTTGTCGGGCAGCAGTGCCGCCGCCTCGGTGGTGGTCATTGTGAGCGTGATGGTCTTGGTGTCACGGTCGCCCCACGTGCGGTCTTTGGGGTTGCCGTTGATCTCTGCGGGGTATTCGGTGTTGTTGACTTTGATGTATGTTGCCATAGTTTCACTCCTTTAAGCGATAAGATTGAATTCGTCGTCCACAAGTGCGTCGGGCGGAAGGATAATGCAGGGGCGGATACCGCGCGAGCGGGATGCGTAGTAGCCACCGTAGTTGCCATTAGTGTGGACGTACCACACGCCGTCGACATCGTCGGTGCCCGGGGAGCGGAGCCACCAGAAGGAGGCCGAACCGTTCAGTTTCGCAACGCGCTTGCTGTTGGCGGACGTGCCGGTTCCACTCTCGAAGTACGCGAGCTTCGCACCGTCAACCGGGAAATACAGGTTGTTGCCGGTGGTCCATCCCAGCTCGTAGCCAGACAACAGGAACACCTTGCAGGACAGGCCGTTCGCACCGCTCTGGTCGGTACCGCCAGTACCGCCGTTCTTGCGGTACGGGATCTTGACCTGCTTGATGGCATCCTTGATGTCGGAATCGAACAGGTTCAGGAACGTGCTGTTCAGGTAGCTATGAATGTCGCTGGTTTCGTACTTGTTTACATTGGAGTTGTGCCAAGCACGGTTCTCGTAGCAATCCTTCATCAGCAGCCAAGTCCCGTCGCAGCTTGCGTCATACATGCTGCTCGGCTTGCCTTGATGCACCACCAAGAATTCCGTCCGCGCACCGCCGACATTCGCAAACACCGATTGCCCAACGTCCAGCGTCGACAGCTTCGTTCCCGCGCTTGGCAGCGTGATGTCATACCCCGTCCCGTCAATCAGCGTCCTGCCCTTGAGGATGTTGTACACCGTGCCGTTGACCATGCACTTGCCGCCCTTCACGGTGTATACCGTGCCGTTGATGAGGGCCTTGTGCGCGGTGAGGTCAACCGGCGGCAGGACGTTGCCGGAATCGTCTACGAGAGCGTCAGATGGAAGAATCAAAGCGGGGCGGATACCGTACGAGTTGGATGCGTCGTTGTAGCCCCAGTCGCCGTGGGGGTAGACGCGATACACGCTGAGGGTGGTGCCGGTGTACGGGGAGCGGAACCACCAGTAGGTGCTCAAGCCGTTCAGCTTCGCAATACGCTTGTTGTTGGCGGACGTGCCGTTCCCAGACTCAAAGTAGGACAGCTTTGCACCGTCAATCGGGAAGTATCTGTTGTTGCTGGTCGTGAAGCCAACTTCGTAGCCAGACAGCAGAAAAATCTTGCAGAGCAGGCCGTTCGCACCGCTCTGGTCGGTGCCTCCAGAACCACCGTTCTTGCGATACGGGATCTTGACCTGCTTGATCGCGTCCCTGATATTGCTGTCGAACAGGCCAAGGAACGTGCTATTAAGGTAAGCGTGGATGTCGCTGCTTTCGTACTTGTTAACGTTGGAGCTATGCCACTTTCGATTCTCGTAGATGTCCTTCATCAACAGCCAAGTGCCGTTGCAGGACTCGTCGTACATGCTGCTCGGCTTGCCCTGATGCACGACCAAAAATTCCTTCCGCACACCGCCGACGTTGAGGTACACGGACGAGCCGACCGCCAGCGAGCTGATTGCTTTGTTCGCCATGTTGCCCTCCTTAGCCGTACACCCAGTTGATGGCGTAGTTCTCGGTCGGCGTGGTCTCAACGTTCACAAGCGTCTGCTTGACGATGTTGCCGCTCGCGATGTAGTCGCTGCCGCGCGTCGCGGCCACAATCCCTCCCGAACCGTTGCCCTTGAGGAGGGAGGTGGTGGAGGGAACATTGACGGGGCCTGCGGGGCCCTGCGGACCGGTCGCACCGGTCGCGCCTTTCTCGCCCTGCTCCCCCTTTTCGCCCTGGTCCCCCTTGGGGCCTTTGAGGTTGACCGTCGCTGGATTCGCAAGCCCGCCGTCGTTCGTCCAGCTCAGGTCTCCCGCCGCGGACACAGCGGGCGTAAAGGTCGCGCCTTTTGCGCCGTCCGCGCCCTTGGCGCCATCCGCCCCGGCAGGGCCTCGCGGACCCGTCAGGCCTTGCGGACCGGTTTCACCTTGCGGACCAGTCTTGCCCTGCGGGCCCTGCTCTCCCTGCGGACCGCGCGGGCCTTCGGGTCCGGTATCTCCCTTCGCGCCGTCGGCACCGGCGGGCCCCCGTGCGCCCGTGTCGCCCTTCGGGCCCTTGAGGTTCACGGTCTGCGGATTCGCCTTGCCGCCGTCATTCGTCCACGACAGGTCACCGTCGTCGCTCATGCTCGGCGTGAACGTCACGCCGTCCTTACCGGCGGCACCGTCTGCGCCCTTGGCTCCATCCGCGCCGGCAGGGCCTTGAGGTCCAGTCTCACCGGGATCACCTTTCGGACCCTGCGGCCCCTCGGGCCCCGTATCGCCTTTCGCGCCCTGCAAGGGGCCGTTGTTGACGAACTCTCCGGTAATGCCGTCGAAAATGTAGATGTCGTATGGCTCTGCCGTTCCCACGCCGTAAGCATCGCCCGCCGCTGCGGTCGCTTTCTTGGCCGCGTCCAGCGCCGCCTTGCTCGCGTAGTAGCCCAGCACGCGGAAGCCGCTGCCGGTCTCCCCCTTGGGGCCTGCTGGGCCCTGCTCGCCTTGCGGGCCGGTCTGTCCCTGCGGGCCCTGTTCGCCCTGCGGGCCGCGCGGGCCTTCGGGTCCGGCCGGTCCGGTCGCGCCGGTGTCACCTTTCTCTCCTTGGGGGCCGGTATCGCCCTTGTCTCCTTTCAGCGCGGCAAGCTGCGCCGCCGTAAAGTCGGAATAGGTAAAGGCATCGCCCTTGTCTCCCTTTGCACCCTGCGGGCCAGCGGGGCCGGTCTCGCCTTGAATGCCCTGCTCCCCCTGCGGGCCGCGCGCGCCGGTCTCACCTTTGGGGCCCTGCGGACCTGTCGCGCCGGTTGCGCCGGTCTCTCCCCTGGGGCCCTGTGCGCCGGTTGCGCCCGTGTCTCCTTTGGGGCCGGTTGCGCCGGTATCGCCCTTCGGCCCCTGCTCGCCGGTATCTCCCTTGGGGCCGACTTCACCCTGTGGTCCGGTCGCGGCAACGCCCGTGTCGGCAAAAGCGCCCGCCGTGGCGTCCCACTTGAACCAGTTGCCCGTGGCCTCGTCGACGTATGGCATCTTGGAAACCGCCGTCTCCGCATCCGCCGCCGCCTGCAAAACCTCGTCGACCCAGCTTTGGTAGGCTGCGGGCGGCTCGGTCGTGCCGTTTGCGCTCAGCGACGGCTCGACCACCGTGCGCCACGTCCGGCTCTTGGCGATCGCGCCGCCCACGGTGTAGGTGAGCTCGGCCATGCCCTCGCCCGCCTTTGCGGTGTCGGCGCTGCTCAGCGTCCAGATCACGTCACCGTTCTCGCTCTTAAGGCTCGCGGGATACGGCGCGCTGTCGCCCTCGCGCAGCACCGTCAGCGCGAAGACGCCCTCGCCGTACAGTCTCGACCAGCTGTCCGCAAGGCCGCGCCAGACGATCCTCTGCGCCTCGTTCTCGCCCTGATGGCCCAGCGGCAGATAGGGCAGCTCGCGTACTTCGATCTCTCTCATACGATCTCATACCCCCTCTCGTAGCCCTGCGCCGGTTCATGCGTCCTGCCCCAGTAGCGGACAAAGTTGCCGTAGGCCTCGTTATAGAGCTGGCTCGAATCGGCATATCGGCTGTACTCGCCGTTCTCCGCGTCGATCTTCGCCTTGAGGTACAGCACGTACAGCTCATCGTGCGGGGCCTTCACCAGCAGCTCCTTGTCCATGCCGTCCGGATAGCCGGTCGCCATGATCTGCTCGAGCTCTTCCGGCGTC